TGAGTGGGTCAAGCTACGGGAAAAGGAAGTCCGCAGGAAACGAAACACTGCACGGTAAATGAGGATTTGCAGCCATCGCTAATAACCTTTTAACTAATCTCATCATCACGCGGGAAGCGGCACGTATTCTCCACCAGGAGGGCACGTTCGTCTCAAACGTGAATCGTGAGTATCGCGACGAGTTCGCGAAGTCCGGCATGAAGGCCGGCGACACCATCAACATGCGCCTGCCGTCGAAGTACACCGTTCGCACGAATGCGACGTTCGCCGGCCAGGATCATTTTGAGCGTTCTACCCCGCTGGCAGTCTTGAGCCAGTACGGCGTAGACGTTTCATTCACCACGAAGGATAGAACGCTGTCGCTTGATGACTACAGCAAGCGCGTGATCCGTCCTGCCATGAAGCAGCTCGCTGCAAAGATCGAATTCGACGCATTGGCTGCTGCATACAAGACGGTCCATAACGGTGTGAACGCGACGACCAACACCGTGCTGACATACCGGTACTTCCAGAAACTCGGGCAGCGGATACAGGAGGAGCTCGGGCCTGTCGGCGACCGAACGGCGATCTTGAACCCTGCGTCGACGGTCGAGTTCTTGGACGCTACCAAGGGGCTGTTTGCCGCTCAGAGTAATTTGGACGAGCAGTTCCGCGAGGGCATGATGGGCCGTACCGGTGGATTGGACGTGGGCGAAAACACGCTCCTACCGCCGCATACGACCGGCACTATGGCTGGTTCGCCTGTTACCTTCGGAGCGGCTCTCGGTCTTTCGACTACAGCCAATTCGTGGGTGTCCACGACGGCTCTTTCGGTGACCGGTGCGACCGCGACGGGCACGCTTCTCGCAGGCGACATCATCACGTTGTCTGGAGTGTATGCCGTTCACGGCGAGTCGAAGGCCAACTACGGGCGTTTACAGCAATTCGTCGTGCAGTCGTCCGTGACCATGACGACCGCGACGAGCACGTACACGGTGACGGTGAAGCCGGCGCTCATCTACGGTTCTGGGAATGCGTTCCAGAACACCGTGCTTTCGGGTGTTGCTGACACGAGCGCGTTGACCGTGGTCAGATTGGGGGCTTCGGCTACGGCCTTCGCACAGGACTTGGCGTTCCACAAGGATGCCTTCGCCTTTGCATCTGTCGATCTCGAGGACATGAGCCCCTACGGGGCATCCTGCTCGAAAGCGGTTTCGGACAATATCTCCATGCGGTTCATTCAACAGTACGCGATCGGCACCGATACCGTTGCTGGCCGGTTCGACGTGTTGTGGGGGTTTGCGCCGCTCTTGCCAGAGCTCGCGGTTCGGCATTTGACGACTCTCTCGCTACTCAACGCCTAAAACCAACGGGCGGGGCTAATAACCTCGCCCGTTCTCTACTCTATGGCATTCAGGCACAAGCAAGGCACCAAACCCTTGCATGTCTATATTTGCACGCCCGCATATTCTGGCCAGGTAGACAGCGACTACGCCCAATCGCTGGCAGAGACTGCGTTCTGTTGCCCCATGTACAACATTCAAATCACGGCGGGCGTGATCGGGAATGTGGGGTTCATCGAGCTCGCGAGAAACATGTTCGTGAAGAAGTTTCTCGAGGAGTACAAGGACTGCACGCACCTGTTCTTCATCGACGGCGATCTCAAGTTCGAGTCGCGTGCGTTTGTCGGGCTTGTGCGGTCTGGGTTGCCGATCTGTGCAGGGCTCTACAGGCGCAGACAGGCGAAGGAGGATTACCCGCTGAAGCATACCGAGAACCCGGACGGCGGCGGGCTTTGGTTTGTGGACGATTGGCTACAGTGCGATCGCGTGCCGACAGGCTTTTTGTGCATCACGAGACAGGTGCTCGAGGAGATGGCGGCCTCGGCGCCGTGCATGGAGGTTGCAGATCAGAAGGGCGGCGTCCCGTGGTTGTTCGATCTCAAGAAAGAGGACGTGAAGCCGGAGACTAGGCCGATTGCAAAGACCTACGGCGAAGCACGTCAGATGATCGACAACGGTTTAGATCCGGTTGGGGTGTTCCGCATCATCGGAGAGGACTACTCGTTCTGCGACAAGTATGTCGAGAAGTATGGGAAGTCGATCTCGGTGTGGAGCAACTTCGAGTTCACGCATCATGGGTTCAAGGGCAATTTCTTCGAGTATCTGACGCTCAAGAAAGACGAGCTCGAGGCCGGGAAATCTACTACCGAAAGCGTCTGCACCAGAGAGGACGGTAATGTGAGTACCGCAGCATGAATGCTCAACTGAAACCGATTTTTGGCCTGGACGGGAAAGAGCTAGATCTGTCCAACTACCGCGAATTGCTACTCGGGGCCGGGAATCGCCACGATAAACAGATCACGTGGGAGAACATCCCCAAGGAATTTCAGAATCTCACGCGGCTGGACATCGATCCAGACTGCAAGCCGGATGTGCTTTGGGATCTGAACGAGCTCCCGCTGCCGTTCGAGGATAACTCGTTCGATGAGGTACACGCGGTCGACATTCTCGAGCACACAGGACAGCAGGGAGACTGGAAGTTCTTTTTCGCGCAGTTCTCAGAGTTCTGGAGAATATTGAAACCGGGCGGCTATATCTGCGGCGCGACTCCGATGTGGGATAGTCCGTGGACGTGGGGGGACCCAGGTCATTCGCGGGTCATCTCCAAGCACTCGTTCATCTTTCTCGATCAAGAGGCGTACAACCAAGTCGGCACTACGCCGATGACCGACTACCGGCACGTCTACAAGGCGAACTTCCACACAGTCACAGTCATGGAGACAGAGCATAAGTTCGGTTTCGTGCTGAAAGCCATCAAATGAGCTTGCAGGCGATGCAAAAGGAGTTCATGGATTACCCGCTAGAGGTGTCCGTAGAGACGATGGCTTTGTGCAATGCGCGGTGTACGTTCTGCCCCTATCCGACGATCGACAGGAAGGGCGAGAAGATGCCTGACGCGCTCTTGAACAAGCTCGCTGACGAGATGATTTCGTGGGATCGAAATATGTACTTTTCGCCGTTCAAGCTGAACGAGCCACTTTTGGACAAGCGGATGCTCCCGTTGTGTGAGCGGATCAACGAGGCGTCGGACAAGATAGTGCTCAGAATCTTCACCAATGGCTCGGCGCTGACTCCTGAGAACATATCTGGCATAGCCGAGCTCGAGCGTGTTGCTCAATTGTGGGTATCCCTCAATTCGCACATTCCAGATGAATACGAGCGGCTCATGGGGCTCAAGTTCGAGAGGACCGCAAAGAATATCGACTACCTACACTCGCTGGAATTTCCTCACTCTGTGATGCTGTCAACTGTCGGTTATCCGAATGAGCCGTTCAGGCGCTATTGCTTCGAGCGCTGGCCGAAATTCGAGAGTATGGCGATCAAGAAGGATTCATGGCTTGGGTATACCGAAGCCCAGGTGAAGCAGGTTCCAGACACGGCGTGCTCTAGGTGGTTCGAGCTGTCGGTTATGGCTAACGGCATTTGTGCAATGTGTTGCATGGACTCAGAAGGAAAATATCCAATAGGAGATGTTCGCAAAAACACTCTGTATGAAATTTACAACTCTCCAAATTGGAGAAGCCGTAGAGAGACGCTAAGGAGCCGGATAGGATTGCCTGGGTGTGAAACATGCACGTATTAGCGCTTGCCCATTGTCGGGGTGGTTACAGCGGATTCTGCGTCCCACCCAAGGCCGAGTCTGCGCATCAACCTTTGTCTGTTGCATTCAGTTTCGCGTGCAATTTCGCTGGTAGTTTTCAGGCTACCCCTGGGATGTATTCAAAATGACCAACGCAGAACTGATTAGACTTTCGCTGCGCGCGTTGGGCGTGATATCCGAGGTCGAGAATGCGTCGGCCGAGCAAGGTTCGCACGCGCTGACCGTGCTCAATCAAATGCTCGAGTCGTGGACCGAGAACGATATCGAGCTCGGCTACTTCGAGCAGACCTCGACGAGCGATGATTGCCCAATCCCGAAGTGGGCAGAGCAGGGCGTGTGGTCGGCGCTTGCCGTCTTTCTTGCGCCAACTTACGGAGCGAATGTGTCTACTGAGTTGCAGTTCATCGCGGAGCGCAGTTACGGGATGATCTCTCGAAAGAGCATCTTAGAGAAGATGCAGCCTAACAACATGGACCACTTGCCGCGAGGCTCAGGGCATACCGGCGGATGGGATATCGAGAATGGCTAGGCTGCAACTGCCGTTA